TTGCAGGAACATCACCTTTTTGAACTGCTCTTACGAGTCTAAAGTATCGTGCTTGTTTTTCAGATTTTGCTGGCATACATCTATAAATATCAAAAAAATTGTCATTTTCCAAATTTAAATTATATTTATTAACAAATGCGTCAATGTCTTTGATGCCACTGAGTTTAAATCTTCTTTGGAGTTCTCCAATAACTTCACAAAACAACATAGGAAAGGTAAAATTAATATGAGCGATCTATTAAAGGAAAGCATCGCAGACGCAAAGGCAGTTCGTGAAACTGCAATTGCTAATGCAAAAACCTTTCTTGAGGAAAACTTCGCAAAGAGCATGAAAGAAATGTTCGCAGAGAAGCTCAAGGAAGAGTCAGAACAAGAAAACGAAGGTAAGGAAGAAGAAGGCAAGATCGAAGAGAAGCTTGCATCTTCTGGCATCGGTAAGGATGACAGCAATATTGCTTCTAAGCAACACCCAACCCAACCTTCTACTGCAGCAAAGAAAAACACCACTCCAGCTGGAAAGCAAGAGTTCGACGCAACTCTTGAAGAAGGCGAAGAAATCACCAGCGAAGAGTTGGATGAGATTCTTGCTGAGTTGGAACAAGAAGGTAAGAAGGAAGACGGTGAGGAAGAAGAGGAAGAGAAGCATGAAGTTGTAGCTGAAGAAGAACAAGCTTCTGAAGAAGAAGTTGTTGATCTTGACGAACTTCTCGCTGAATTGGAAGAAGATGGTCAAGCACCAGCTGCTCCAGTTGCCCCAGTTGCTGATCCAGCAGCTGCAGTAGCAGCACCAGCTGCCGCTATGGCTCCTCAAGCTCCAGTAGCACCAGTTGCTGGACAAGTTCCTTCTCCAATGGAAGAAGACACTTATGAAGAAGAAGTGACTGCTGAAGAAATGGCAGAAGCACTTGTTGCTATCAATGAAGAAAACGAAGCATTGAAGAATCAATTGAAGGAACATCAAGATACTGTAAAGTATTTGAAGGGTGTTCTTGAAGAAACCAATCTCTTGAATGCTAAGTTGCTTTATACTAACAAGATCTTCAAGGGTAAGAATTTGACCGAAGACCAAAAGTTGAAGGTCATCAACACATTTGATCTCACCAAGACATTGCGTGAAATCAAATTGGCATACACAGTTTTGGCCGAATCATTTAATGCCGGTGGATCAGTCGCCAAGAAAAAGTCAAATGCGACTGTCTCAACTATCACCGAAGGTTTGGCAAGCAAACCAGTATCCAGCACAAAGCCTGACTCTACGATTGTAGAACCTCAAGCTGATGTGATGGCTTCAAGATTCCAAAAGCTCGCAGGAATCAAGAAGTAATTTGTTTGCGAGTAATTAACAAACCAAAAGATAGGAAAATAATATTATGGACGTAAAGAGTCTACTAACAAATAATATGAATCCACAGGCTAAGCTAATGGCTGAAACCCGTGGTCTTCAAAACAAGTGGGAAAAGACAGGCCTTCTCGAAAACACCACCGGTGTTGAAAAGGCACACATGTCGATCCTCTTGGAAAACCAAGCAAAGCAATTGTTGGACGAAGCTTCAACAACTGGAACAAGTGCAAACAGTGAACAATGGGCAGGCGTTGCTCTTCCATTGGTCCGTCGTGTATTTGCTGAGATCGCTGCTAAGGAGTTCGTTTCGGTTCAACCAATGAACCTCCCAAGCGGTCTTATCTTCTATCTCGACTTCAAGTATGGTTCCGGCACTCAATTGGGACACACTGCAGGCGAAAGCTTGTTCGGTGGTAACCAAAAGAAGCTCGGTTCTACTGATGCTGCTGTAAATGGTCTCTATGGCCAAGGACGCTATGCTTATTCTGAGCGCACCGTCTCTAGCTCAAACGCAACTGTTCTCGTAGCTACCGCAAGCTGGAACGATCTACAATTCGATTCTGCTTTCAGTGCTTCCGTTAACGGTTCTAACGAAGTTCCAGGTGTCTACAAGATTACCTTTAACCTCGACGACAACACCGAAGCAAAGCCAGGTTCCGGTAACCTCTGGAACGTTGACTTGAACGCAGTTCGTTCTTTCGGTGTTCAAAAGAGTTCTGGTGTAGCTTACACTGTATTGAACACTTACGCAACCGCAGTTAACACTGGTAGCTTGGCAAACCCATACTATCAAATTAACTTGTTCGTAAGTCAATCTGCTGGTGCAGCTGCTCCTACTACTACCGCACGTTTGAACTACACAGTTCAACCTTCGGACAACCTCCGTGGTGACTTCGAAGACGGTAAGACCGCTGGTGAAGGTTCTGGTGTTGCTAACAACGTCTATACCCAATCTATCGGCACTGACATCAAGATCCCAGAAGTCAACTTGGAACTTAAGAGCGAACCAATCGTTGCTAAGACCCGTAAGTTGAAGGCTGTCTGGACCCCAGAATTGGCTCAAGACTTGAACGCATATCACTCTATTGATGCAGAAGCAGAACTTACTGCTCTCTTGAGTGAGTATGTTTCGATGGAAATCGACCTCGAAATCCTCGACATGTTGAACGAGTCTGTCACTGGTGTAACTACCGAAGCTTGGTCTGCCCAAATCGGAACTGAGTTCACCAAGACTGTAAACAACACCACCGATGTGGCTTCGTTCACCCGTGTTGTTAACGCTTCACCAAACCGCACCGCTTACGTAAAGAGCACTTGGTTCCAAACTCTTGGTAACAAGATCCAAAAGGTCTCTAACAAGATTCACCAATTGACTCTCCGTGGTGGCGCAAACTTCTTGGTATGTTCGCCAGACGTAGCAACCATCTTGGAGTCAATCCCAGGATATGTTGTGAACACTGACGGTGACCAAGCTAAGTTCGCAATGGGTGTAAGCCGTGTTGGTAGCTTCGCAAGTCGCTTCCAAGTTTACAAGAACCCATACATGACCGATAATGCTATCCTCGTTGGTTTCCGTGGTAGCAACTTCTTGGAGACTGGTGCTGTGTATGCTCCATACATCCCACTCATCCAAACTCCATTGGTCTATGATCCAGTGAACTTCACTCCACGCCGTGGTGTGATGACTCGCTACGCTAAGAAGGTAGTGCGTCCTGAGTTCTACGGTAAGGTCTTGATCGCCGATCTCGACACCGTATAATTTGGATTAGTCTAAATTAGATAACGAACCCACCAGTCGAAAGGCTGGTGGGTTTTTTATTGGAAAAACTCGTTGTTATTACCCACTACAACTTCTTGTATTTGTTCTGTGAACGATGTTGATTTTGGATAGGGTAACAGTTTATGTATCAGTGACTTTGACAACCGTTTGTTTTCAATCTTGTTGCTGATGAACTTAATATAACGGTGTTTGCCACTCTCACGTTTGCGCCAGAACGTTTTTCCTATACGTTCCTTAAGTTTGTCCACATTGTGTGTTTTCCATCTACCATAGACGTTTCTACTGTGTATCCAATCATAGTTGGGTGGTCCAACCAAACTAACACTGTAATTTGGCATCAATGCGATATCAACATAATTGTCGCCTTGATATAAGAAGCCGGTTGCTTGATAAATGGTTCCGGCATGTCCAACTTCGCTGTCAGCATAACTCAAGATACACTTGATTTGAGGAAACTCCACATTCAACAGTCTGAAACTTTCTGCTATACAGTAACTTTCTATGTTACTACCGTGACCGTCTTCAATCCACAATCTGGTCAATTCAAACACGTTATCGTTGGTTAGTAACGGAGTTATACTAGTGCTCGAATTGCGTCCTACAGCATTACCATATACAAGAACACCAATCAATCTACTATCGAATCCTCCAAAGAATGTGCTTTCAACATAATCTTTGGTATACACACCATATGCTACAGAACAACTGGTCCACTTGTGTGTATAGTGGTTCTTTTCGATCAAATTACGTGCGACCGATTTGTTGATCGATTTCAGATATATCAGCGATGTGTCACAATATTTTGACATGTTAATATCATAAATGAGTGTGGTGAAATACACAAGTTTTTATACACCGATTCAATATTTATAGGTATGAGAAAACTATTTACACTATTTTTGGCTTCTTTTTTATTGGTCGGAGGATGCAAAACATCCAATGTAGAAAAGGTTCAAAAAACAAAAGATGGTCTTGCTGAGACCCGAGTTGAATTGGCAAAGAATGAGGGTGAGAAACTACAACAAGTAGCTACTTTGGCATCTGGAACTGATTACTCGTTAAAGGCGGTCACCAACCCTCCAGTTCAAGTCAAGACTGCTATAGACTTTAACAATAGGGTATTGAACATTACTGGTAATCCTAATATTGATGAATTGAACAAAATCAAGGAACTTACAGATCTTTTAAATAGTGAAGTTCAGAAAGAAAAAGACAAGGGTGCTAAACTTCTAAAACAAAGAGACGATGAGATTCTAGCACTTCAAGTAAAACAGAAAGAGATCGAAGACGTTTATGAAGAACAAATAAAAGGTCTCGAAACACAAGCATCACAAGTTGCAAAGAAAGCGGATGCATTACAAGTGACCGTTGACGAAGTAAATAGTTGGATGGGACTTGGTGGTGTAATGTATGGTTTGAAACGATTTGTTACTATAGGTGTAACTGGCATATTGATATTCTTGATATGTTTTATGGTATTGAGGTTCTTGGCAGCAACAAACCCAATTGCCGGAGCTATATTTGGTATATTTGAACACATTGTTGCTTCGATCATCAATCTTCTCAAAGGTGTTGCTCCAAAAGCTTTACAATTCAGTAATCATATTGAGTTACCTACGTTTAACAAACATAAAAACACATTGGATACTGTGGTTGATACTCTTGAAAGTCTAAAAACCATTCAGAAACGTTCAAGCACCAAGATGTCATTGGATGACGTATTTGTTGAACTAGATAAGAACTTGGATGCCGAGGAAAAGATATTGATTAACGAATTAAAAACGATAAACAAATACGGATAATATTTATATCATATGATCAAGCTTAACGACCTGATAGAGAGCGACTCGCTTTGCTCAATGAACTTGTTGGAAGAAGTAGAGACAACTTCCAATTTACGATATCATTTGTCAAAGAACATACCTTTGTGTGAGAACATTTTTCGAACCTACAGTGAATCTTACTTTGAATTAATTGATGAAGTTCGTAAATTGTATTATGACAACCTAATAGAGTTGTGTGATGCAGATGCTGAATTGGTCGAAAGTGATCTTGGTAAGAAGGAAGTATTTGAGGGTCGAGAGGTTTATTTGGATGCTCCTATTGAAGTCGAAGAAGATTTGATCATGGAGTTGAAACACAGAGGTCGCACTGTTCATCTCAATAGACCATTCAGAACTCCAGGCGGCCCTAAGAAATACGCCGTGTATGTCAAATCAAAAAACGGCAATGTGAAGAAGGTAACTTTTGGTGATCCAAATATGAGAAGTAGAGCTGGTAACAAGGCTCGTCGTAAAAGTTTTGCCGCACGTCACAGATGTAGTCAAAAGAAAGATAGAACTACAGCTGGTTACTGGAGTTGCCGTAGTCATCGTATTCGTAGTTTAGGAAACAAGGGTAAAGGAAAATACTGGTAAAATTTATGGTTAAACTAATTGATATTTTGGTGGAAAATCCTGACACTGTTAGTTACAAGAGAAAGTTGTATAACTACACTTCTCCGGCCAACAGATGTGCTTTTTTTGTTTATAAAGACGACAAGAGTGGTAAAAAGTCAATATTTGGATATAGCGACAACAAAAAAGAATTTTACTCAGATGATAGTGATGTATTAAAAGAAATCAAAGAATTAGAAGACGCTCCGGAAATAAAGTATGATTCTAATAAGAGAGAACAATTGGATTATTGGGCCCAAAAAGGTATCAAACGATTAAAGGCTAGTAATAATGGTGGTGGTCATTTGGATTTGGAAAATATTCTAAAGGGGTTGGGTAGAATGGGCGCATATTCAGATCCTATCATGAAAGGTAGAATCTTTGAGGTAGACAATACAGATGGTAAACCGCCAGAAAATTTGGATCTTCAAATTGAAAGCACAATCCCGAGTGGTAAAGCTATCATTGTAACATTCTGGGATTATAATAAAGATAAGGTAATTCCATACAAAGATCAATATGAAAAAGTCATAGAGTTTAATGGATATAATCCAACTGAGTGTTTGTATGAAATTGGTAGCAAAATAAGGTCATACAATGAACTGTATGACAAAGAAGAACCTAGGAAAGAAACTCCTCCACCTAAACCATCTGTTACGGATAAAGCAGATGTTGAATTCAAAGTAGGTGACAAAATAAAAATCCTAGGACTTGGTATAAGAGCTGATGTTACGGCTATTAAAGGTAATAATGTAACAATAAAGGTAACTGATAGTGATTTGTCCAATACACCGGTTGGTAGTGAATTTGATTATCCTTCTTGGGGTCTTACGAAAATACAACAACAACCTAGTTTGGAAAAAGTAATTGATGATAAGACACAAGAGTTTATTGAAAAGAGAGGAAAACTTCATACAACAGGAGCGAAACTTACGCCTGCTGAAAAGGATAATTTAGAAAAAGAAGTAAATGGGTTAGAAGTAGAAATTAAAATATTGAATGATCTTTTGGTATCGGGTGAGAAGTATTATAATGATAACATTAAGAATACTGTTGCTACTGTAGTTGCTCGTAAATTGGCATCTTTAGAAAAAGAGAAACAAGATAGATACAATCTGATTGCTCAAGCTGAAAAACAATATGGTATGCCAATTGCGCAACTAAGACAAAAGTATAGAGGTGTGCCTTTGGACCAATTGGTAAAGAAGGAACATTTGATTCGTGAAATTATTAGAAAATATGTTACTCGTAGAAAATAGACACGTTGAAAAAGGTTGTTTAATGGCACATGTAAGTCCTACTTATGGACCACATGTAATTAGACTTGGTAGAACCGCAATACCACCGCAAATACTATATACTGATCCTAATGATCCTACATATGGTTATGATGAAGAACCTCATGTGACTCTCAAGTATGGATTTGAACCAGATATTGGTAGAACAGATGTGGCTAGAATCCTTCAAGGTGTAAAGCCATTTAATGTGGTATTGAAAGCACTCAATTTGTTTGAGAATGATAAATTTGATGTGGTCAAGTTTGAAGTTGAAAAAAGTCCTATATTGACCGAATTGAGACGTAGATGTGATGGTTATCCAAATACTGACGGTTACCCAGACTACAAACCCCACATGACATTAGCTTATGTGAAGAAGGGTAGCTTTCCACACATCAAAGACAATCTAAATATATCTTTACCAATTACCAGATTCAAGTATAGTGGGCCAAAAGGCAAATACTTTATAAACCTATGATTAAACTAAAAGACATTCTCAGTGAAGTTGCTAATGCAGATATCAATCAAATTGCATCCACATTGGCATTCAAGCCAGTGACCAAACAAAAGTTGGTTTATAAATACATTGACGGAGGTAAGCCTGGTTCTATGCCTCCAATGACATATACCAAGTCAACAATTCAACAACCAGTAGTTACTACAACCAGTGATGGTAAAGAAACACAAAACACTGCTGATGTTGGTGATATTATTTTCAGTGGTGCTACTGGTGAGAATTATGTTATCAAGGCAGCTAAATTGCCTAAGTTATATACTGGTAATGTTGGTGGTGATATTTACCCAGAACAATCTCCAAGACAAGTTGCTTTGTATACAGGTGAACCAGTAACATTTAAAGCTCCATGGGGAGAAGACATGATTATTAAGCCAGGCGATTATTTGGTAAAAGACCCAGCTAATACTGGTTATTATCGTATTGCTAAAGTTGAGTTTGAAAAGACATATAACAAATTGTAAATTAAACCGCAGTATTAACTGTGGGCATAGCAATTTTCTAATATTTATAATAAACTATGCCAACTAATATCATCATAACGCCTGGAGATGGAGAAATTAGTTTTCAAGATGGATCTAATCCTGTAAGAAAATTAATAATTTCTGGAAGTAATCTTTCATATGAATCAACAATAAGCGCGAGTAATTTTTATACGCATAATAATAGTGGAACATTCTATGGAAGCGCTTCATATGCTGCGACAGCAAGTTATGCTGTTAGTTATTATAGTGGTAGTGCTGTCAGTGCAAGTTATGCTTTGACTGCTTCATACGCATCTAATGCTGGTTCTTTTTTGACAACTGGTTCAACATATCCAATAACTGCAAGTAGGAGTATCAGCAGCAGTTATGTTGTTAATGCGGATAATTCTACAAGTTCCAGTTTTGCATCTACTGCAAGTTATGTTGCGAATAGTATTAGTAGTTCATATTCGTTGACGGCTTCATATGCATTAAATGCAAGTGAAGGAGGAACAACATTAATAACTGGTAGCACGTATCCAATAACTGCAAGTTGGAGTAACAATGCGATAACAGCCTCGTATGCAACTGCTCCAGTTTACAATAATATTATTACTGCGTCGTTACAAACAGGCAGTATTGTGAATCAGACAATATTATATTCGGTTGGACCGGACCAAGAAAATATCATAACGGGTCTTAATCTGGAAGGTGATGCGTGGGGTGTTTCTGTTTTAGAAAGATGGATTTACGCAACTGGCGATCCATATTATACAAGTTGTAGTTTATTACTACATTTTAATGGGGCTAATAATTCCACCACTTTTGCAGATAGTGGGCCGAATAATGTGAGTGTGACTAGGAGTGGTAATACAAAAATTACATCATCAATTTATAAATTTGGTAGTGGAAGCGGATATTTCGATGGCACCGGTGATTATCTATCATTTTCAAGCGTGCCTACTGTTTTTGCGGGATCAAATTTTACAATTGAATTTTGGGCAAATTTTTCAGACGTAGGTGTATATAGACCCATTTTATCCAGAAGAGCGGATTGTAATGCTTATACAACTTTAACACTTGATATAGGTAGACAAGCAGATAATAAAATAAATGCCACTTTTGTTGTGGGATCAACACTAACAAGTGTTACATCCACAACTACAATCTCTCAAAACACATGGTATAATGTTGTGGTAACCAGAGACAATAATACAGTTTATTTGTTCATAAACGGTGTTCTGGAGTCGAGTGCCGGCATAACTGGAATTATAAATAACCAAGGAGGCACGACTTACATAGGTTCCCGTCCAACGTGTAGTCCAACCACAGCAATGTTCGGATATTTGGATGAGTTTAGAATTACTAAAGGTGTTGCTAGATACACAAGTAGTTTTACCCCACAATCAATCGAATTTCCAAATAGTATATATACACAATATGATACAACTTATGTAGCTCTGGTTGGAGGATTGAATGATACTGGGTCAGATTATGGTGTTCAAAAGTTGGATAATACATCATTAAAAATAAGAAAGATGGCTGCCACAGGACAACCTGTGTCAGGCTCTCAATTTCTGGGACAGATTGTTGATAGAGTATATGTTAATGTGTTGGATTATACAAATGTAATGGTATCATCTAGTTATTCAGAAATTATTCAATACATACAAAGCTCGAGTCACGCTGATGTTGCTACTTTCGCAACAAGTTCTATTAGTTCAAGTTTTGCGTCAGCTTCCGTTAGCAGTTCTTATGCTTTGGCCGCTTCATCTGCTTTAACCGCTTCATATGCTTTAACCGCTTCATATGCTTTAAATGGTGGTGGCGGCGGCGGATCAACGACTGCAATTTATAGATATGGAACAACAAGTGTTGTAAATCCTGGTGGTTATGCAGCTACAATAATTAAATATAATATCGCAGTAACGGATTCTACCAGTTGGTATAATAATACAACGGGTAGATTTACTCCAACTGTAGCCGGATGGTATCAAGTATCTGCTGGAGCAAGAGTTTATAGCGGTGGAGGAGAAGGTTATTTAACTTTACGCAAAAATGGAGCTGATTTAACGTCTGACGGTGGGACCGGTGTTGTTAATACGAATTTGTCGTTATTAATTTATTTTAATGGTAGCACTGATTATGTTCAAGTTTATAGTATTACTGGTAATTCAGTTACAAATGCGCAAAGTTCTACCACAACACCGTTTACAATGGCCTATATAACATCATGATTGATTAAATCATCAGTGAGTCGAGTGTGTGGATCTAATTATAGTCTATGATCAAGTTAATGGATTTATTGAAAGAGGGCGGCAAACTATTTGGTAGTAGAGCCAGTAGAATTACTACATCTGAAATGAACAGTGTTTTTGACGAACTCAAGAATCAACTGGGTAATAGTTTTAGCAAGTTTGAATTGAGTAAATCACTACCATCCAAACAAGATCATGGTGATATTGATATTGTGTTGACAGGATCGTCTGGTGATATCAAGAACACGTTGTTATCTAATTTGGGTAATAAGGTAAAGGATTATAGTCGTAACGGAAATATCTATAGTGTTCTTTACAAGTCTGATTTGGGTAAGGATGTTCATGTAGACTTTCTGTATGCGGATACAGACGATGACTTTGACGCACAAAAGACTTATTTAGCACTAGGAGACTTTAGTGGTATATTGGGTGTAATGGCTAGACAAAATGGTTACAAGTATGCTACTACAGGTTTTCAAAAGATTTATGTAGATAAAAGTGGTAGACATCACGATATACTAATTACTAAGAATCTAAAAGACGGTTTGAAAATACTTGGTTATGGTGATGTATTGGGTGATTACGATAGTATACAAAACAATGATGATGTTGTTAAGTTTATTAGTGGTAGTCCTATGTTTGATAGCGATGACTATAAGGGTCAAACTATGAATCACAGTGATCGTAAGAGAGTTAGAGCTGGTAGACCTAGTGCTGATTATATTAGAAAGTCATTGATTGGTTTGAATAAACACAAACAGATTAGTGACCCAGACTATTTCTTGAAGCGGTTGTTTCCAGAAAAGTATCAGATGTTGTTGGATAAACAAAAAGAGATTGAATCATTTACCCCAGTTAAATCCAAATATGGTGGTGAGTGGTTGATGGCTAATTTTCCACAATTAAAGCCAGGACCAATGTTGGGTAAGATCAAACAATATTGGACACAGAAGTATGGTGATAACTTGGATAATGTGCCAGAGGATGAATTGAAGAGAGACACTGATATTTATATCAAATCATTATGAATTTACTTGAACTACTAAAAAAGCATAGATTGACCGAGGGTGTCGATGATCCATCAACTCTCAAGTGTATATTTATGGCTGGTGGGCCTGGTAGTGGAAAAAGCACTGTAGCTACTGAGTTATTTGATTTACCTTCCAATTCATCTGTAAATCGATATGGTTTGAAGGTAATCAATAGTGATAACGAGTTTGAGAAGATGCTTCATAATATGAACATATCTACAGACTTTAGTAAATTGAGTCCAGAAGAGTTTGAACGATTGACTGTTGGTCCTCAATCTACTAGAGAAAAAGCAAAACGAATCACAAGAAAAAAACTAGACATGTATAGAAAGGCTAAATTAGGACTTATCATAGATGGAACTGGTGATAGTATAGAATCAATACAAATCAAGAAACGTGTTATGGAACAACATGGATATGATTGTTACATGATATTTGTCAACACTAGTTTACAAGTTGCAATGGAACGTAATGCGAAGAGATCTCGTAAGATACCAGAAGATTTGTTATCACAGATGTGGTTTAGCTGTCAAAATAATTTGGGTCATTTTCAAAACATATTTCGTAACAACTTTAGAATAGTTGATCGAACAAAGAACAATGAACCAATTGATAGAGGTGTTTTGAGAAGTGTGATTGACTTTTTGAAGAGTCCTATAAAAAATCCAATTGGTAGAAAATGGATTGAAAATTACTATAAAAATGTAAAGAAGGTAGACAGTGTAGAACAATCTGATGACGATGATTCGCATCTGAGGACAATAGAACCAATGCGTCCTAGAAATGTATGATGCCTTATACAGAGACAAGCTTGGGAAACAATCAATATATTCGTGAGTTCGATTCTGGTATAGATAGTCATGAATTAGAGTGGCATTTGGATAAAGAAAACCGTTTGGTTGAGGTTGTGGAGAATAATGGTGGTTGGGAGGTTCAATTGGATAATAATCTTCCGTGTTTGATGGAGGGTTCAATATTTATACCTAAAGAAACGTATCACAGAGTCATAAAAGGCTCTGGAAAACTTGTAGTCAAAATTACAAAAATGTATGAATGAGAAAGTAAAAAACACTCTTCAGAAGGTTCTCAAGGCAAAGAAACTGAAGGAGGATGCTGTTAAAAAGTCACAACCAAAACCATATGTTTCTGACTATAAGTTGATTGCGCAATCATTCCTATGACCAAGAAACTAAGAGTATTTGATTTTGATGACACACTTTTTGAAACTGGTGGTAAAGTAATATTGACCAAATCAGATGGTTCGGTTGTCAAATTAACACCTGCACAATATGCGGTGTATACTCAACAACCCGGTGACAAATTTGATTTTTCAGAGTTTAGCTCGGTTATAGATCCCGTAGTTATTCGTAATGTAGCCAAGAGGTTTTATAAGATAGTCAGTGCGGGGTCAGATGGTCGTCTTGCCGTTGTTTTGACTGCGAGAGGTCCAGAGAGTCAGCCTCACATACAAAACGTTCTCCAGAGGTATTTTAAAGTCAATATACCTATTGTGACCGTTGGAACTAGTGATCCTATGGCTAAGGCTAACTGGATCAAGGATAAAATTGAAAATGAGGGTTACAACGACATATTTTTTATTGACGACAGTCCCAAGAACATAAAGGCTGTTTATGCTACTATAAAAGATATGCCAATTAAGTATAAAATTGTGGATTTGAGTGGTCCACGAAAGTTTGAAGGTAATAATTTGGTATAGAGTAGATTTTAGCACTAATATCGAAGATTCCGATATTTATATTTAATGAGTGCTAATTTAGACCAAGATAGAGTAAGGTGGCCAGGATCAGGTAGTGCGGTTACTACTGCGAGTGTTCCCTTTGGTTATTATCTTGATGAAACCAACTGTTCTGTCACAGAAACAACGTTTGAGAACGATTGTAGTGGTAGTGCGATGTGGGCAGCAAAACGTTTAGGTTATCCAATCGTTGACATTGAAATGATCGATGTCAACTTTTATGCATGTTTTGAAGAAGCTGTGTTGGAGTATAACCGTGTAATCAACGAATTCAACATCGTCAACAATTTGGTTAACGTTCAAGGTTTACCACAAGACCAGTATCAAAACTTAACTGGTCTCAGTGTCAAAGGTAGCGGTATACCATTTATCGTCCAACTAAGCAAACAATATGGTAGTGAAGCGTTGGTTGGTGGTGAAGTAGAGTTAAAGAGAGCATCATTCTTGGCAACTGGATCTGCAAGTTTTGGTGGTCCCCAAGATAGTCATCAAGTGTTTGACTTGAATCAAATTATTGGTAACCAAATTGAACATCTTACTGGATCACGTATTGAAGTTCGTAGAGTGTTCCATTTTAGACCACCAGCAATCGCACGTATTTATGACCCATTCAGTATGACTGGTATGAGTTATAGTAACGTTTTAAGCGAAATGGGATTCAGTGCTTACAGTCCAGCAACACAATTCTTGATGACTCCTATCTTCGAAGATTTGGAACGTGTTCAAGCAATTGAATTCAACGACATGGTTCGTAAGAGTCACTACGGTTTCCAAATCACTGGTGACAACATGTTGAGAATTTTCCCAATACCAACTACTGATCTTAGAATCTACATCGACTACTACGTTGAAAGTGACAAGAACATTACCAACTTCTTTAGTGGTTCACGATATGAATACATTAGTGATCCAAGTGATGTGCCGTATGAGTATTGTCAATATTGTAAGATCAATCAAGCTGGTAAACAGTGGATCAAAAAGTATTTCTTGGCACTATGTAAAGAAACACTTGGTCGTATTTTGCAGAAGTATAGCACGGTTCCAATTCCAGGTGGTGAAGTAACCTTGGACGGTGCTGAACTTCGTGCTGAGGCTAAGGATGAAATGTCTAATCTTCTTGAAAAACTTAGAGACATGTTGGACAAGTCTTTGAGAGTAAATCAGATGGAGAATACCGAAAAAGAATCTGAGGCAATGAACAAAATGTTGTCTAAGGTTCCAGTTCACATTTATATAGGATAATCTATGGCAGCCCCAGTAACACCACAGTATCCCCAGAATAATTTTCCTCAATACTGGACCAATGGTCGTAAAGACATTGGTATCTATGGAACCAATTATTTACCTGGTAGGTATTTTAGTAGTCGTGATATGAACTTTCTTAGTTCTATCAACGCAGAATTGGTCGGCGATATAATTGAATGTGTTGTTCAATTGTTCAAGGTTGCTGTGACTGAAACTAGAGTAAACATCTATGGTGAAGCAACATCTGACACTGGTAAGGCGTTTTATCCAGCAATTAATATGACCGCTTTGATTCAACGTGAAGATATTACTGGTGACGATAACCAAGGGTTCGGACCAGATCGCAATCAAAGTGTAGTATACAAGTTTCGTGAACGTGATTGTATCGTTACTGGTTTCTTCCCAGAAATTGGTGATGTGTTATTATACAACGAACGTTTCTATGAAATTGACAACGTAATTCAAGAACAATTTTTAGGTGGTCATCCAGATAAGTCTTGGAGTTTTATCTGCAATACACACTACAGCAGACTCAGTAAGTTGAATGTGGTAGAAAGACAAACATAATTTATGTCGTGGAAAGGTAATCCAACTGGTAAAAGCCAAAACGGAAAAGGAATCAACCCTGCTCCTAACGTCAAACAAGATAATTCAAACTTGTCTGATATTAGAAGACCTGTCATTCAAAATGAGGATACTGGTGTCCCAATGCCTAACGATAATACGGCAATTCCGTTGGTAGGTCCATATAGAAAAGAAAATGCAGTTCGTCGTGATCAAGACAAGACCGAGAATTTTAGTGTAACTCTTCTTGACATTGATACTACTATAATCAACCACATGAGTCAACGAGTTGATTTGACTGTGATGGACAACGGAACATTGGTAAAGGTTCCAGTTTTATATGCAAGTCCAGAAAGATGGAATGCTGTTAGAAGAGACGGGTTTTTGCGTGATAACCAAGGTAAAATCTTGTTGCCTGCTATTTTGATCAAGAGGGCCACAGTAAGCAACAATAAAGATTTGATGACTTTGAATCGTTATTTGTCATATCAAGTTGTTGCTAAATTTGATCAAAAGAACAAATACGACAAGTTCAATATTTTGAATTTGGGCAATCCATTTAGAAACAAACCTACCAATCAGATCTACAATGTTACGTTGCCAGATCATGTTACTATAACTTACGAGTGTATTTTGTGGACAGATTATGTTGATCAAAACAACAAGTTATTGGAAAAGATCAATTTTGCTACACATGATTATTGGGGTGTGGGAGATTTCAGATTTAGAACCAGAGTTGATGACTATACCAACACGGTTGAGTTGGGTGCCGGTGAAGACAGAAATGTAAAAACGACTTTTAACTTGGTTGTCAATGCTTACTTGTTGCCAAAAACTATTGATGGTGTCAAGTCAACAACTCAAAAAACGTTCACTACCAGAAAGATTGTGGTGTCTGATTATGTTGTAAACGGTGAACAAATGTCGCAAGTTGAAGATTCAAATATCAAGAATCCATACTCTTATTTGAAGAATGTGGGTGTAAAATACAACTCTGCAACACGAGCACCAGACCTTGAAAAAGACGACAAACCAGCAATTACAGAGAAAGTATTGTTCAGACCACCTCCAAAAAAGACCTCGGATTATGGAGAAAATGGCTGGTTGGCATACGATGAATATTTTATTTATGTATATCGCAAACCACTAGGATGGGTGCGTAGAGCTATCGCAGTGTTTGATTTTGACCCAAATAGTGGGGCTTATATCAGTGGAACCGATTGTAATGGTAACCCCGTTTATTCTAACGGAGTTCGACCAATAAACACTGCTTTTAGAGTATTTCAACGATTTCCAGATAAGTATTATCATCAAGTTCCATACAAATCTTCCGACTATGGTGAAGATGGTTGGATAAGCTATGATGGCAACTATTTTTACATATATTCATACGGTGAATGGCGTCGTGTTCCGATTGCTATGGTCGATGAAACATTTTAATTGAATATATCTGGAACTGTTCATATTTATATTAGACTAAGATATGATTTTTTTAGAAAAGGATTTATTATTAAGCCGCAGAAGTGGTAGTTCGTTTACTGAGCAAGTTATCCGACCACAAACTGCGTCTTTGTTAGCTTTTGATGAAAATAAATTTCCTGTAGTCATTCCTTCGTCTTCTGTAAGAGTTGAATCTGCTTCATATGCTTTGAGTGCTTCTTACGCTTTAAATGGCGGAGGAGCTCCTAGTCCAAGTTTAGTTTTGGTTCAAAATGGTTCTGGACTCACACTCTCTAAAGGCCAAGTTGTTAGTGTAATTGGAAGTAATTTAAGTTCTCAAATAGTTGTAGATTTAGCAGTTTCCAAAATACACACCCCTGGATCTACAATTACCAGTGACATTTTGGGTGTTGTCAACGATTCAATACCAGCTGGATTTACTGGATATGTTTTGACCAGTGGATATTTGACTGGTTTAAACACTGCTACTGGATTTTCTCTTGGTGACGAGTTGTATGTGAGTCCTTCGGTTTCTGGTTCATATACTAGTATTCGTCCAAATGCTCCTAGAGATGTGGTCAAAGTTGGTTATATCACTGGTGTAAACAACACTACTGGATCAATCTTTGTTGACGTAAAACAACCTACTACTATTGACGAAATAAGCAATATTAGTAGTAGTGCTTCTCCTGCAGACGGCGCATTCTTAGTCTATAACGCCGCTGACGGAATTTGGGAAGATAAATCTACTGGTTTGGTATTGAGTGGTAGTTTGAGTGCTAGTAACGCAGATGTTGGTAGTTTGATGGCTGGAACGGCGTTGGTTCAAGATGTTCTTACTGTTAACGATCTCAATGTTCTAAACAACTTGACTGTCGAAAATGACGTTACAGTTGGCAGAGACGTTGTAGTTGAACGTCAGTTGATCGCAAGTGGTTCTTCGGCGCCTTTTAGAGTTGTAAGTAGTGTAAATGGAACAAACGTATTTTACGTAACTGGTAGTAGAGTTGGTATCAATGATGTAATGGACCCTCAGTTTAATCTTGAGGTCCAAGGTTCATTTGCCGCATCTACAAAGTCATTCGTTATTGACCATCAAGAAGATGAAACGAAACGACTCGTTCATGCTACGCTGGAAGGTCCAGAACACGCTGTGTTCGTTCGTGGTAGATCCGAATCATTATCGATTGATTTGCCTGACTACTGGACTTGGTTGATTGATGAATCTACCATTACTGTTCATTTGACCGCAATTGGGTCTCCTGACACTTATTATGTTGAAAAGGTAGAAGGCAACAAGATTTATATTGGTGTCGATAGAAAGACAAACTTCTTCAACAAGTTGTTTAATAAGGGAACCGTAAATTTCTATTACATGATTAACGCTGAACGTAAGGACGTTGATAAGTTGAAAGTCGTGATTGATAAACTCTAATAAAATAATGGCGGGGACCAACCCGCCTGTATTTATTGTATATGAGTGAAAATGTTACAAAGTTTACCGACGCAGAAATGCAACAAATTGCGCAACTCCAAGGCAAGTATCAACAAAAGATATTTGAACTTGGCCAGCTTGAACTTGCCAAGATCGATTTGGATCAACAACTGAATGATCTTGGTAATGCAAGAAAGAAGTTGCTTGAAGACTGGACTACTATTCAAAAGGAAGAAAATGACATTCTTCAACAGTTGAGCCAGAAGTATGGTGACGGTGTTTTGAATATCAAGGACGGAACTTTTAAACCTGCTGCTAAATAATTCACATATTTATATTATGTGAAACTACGGTTTGAGCAGTATGATGATGAAATCTACTACGAACCCATCAACTCGCAAAGTAATGGGTCCGCAGACGAAGATTTTTTAACGGTATTCGAAGATTTATTCCAATCGCACAAAATAAAGTTGGATATTTCTGTAGGTCTTGGAGTAAAATTAGTTGACATTCTGGATATATAAAGTATAAGCGCAGCAAGCATTGCTGTTTATGTGCTTAATATATGAATGCTAAAATTAATAAGCGCAATAAGCGCAACAAGCGCAACAAGCAACGCAGCATCAGCAAAGCGCAGCAATTAAGTATAGAAACCTACTTAAAGCAGATTATTCCAATTCATTTTTCCGATATAAAAGACGCTGATGGTTGGTGTTACAATCCAAGCCTTAAAAACTCCAGAATATTAATTGATAAGAGTCTTTTAACTAGACGTAGACTAAATGTGTTGATTGAAGAAGTTACTCACGCATTTTTTTGGGATCTACCAGAGTATAAAGTAAGAAAGTTTAGCGCACAACTTGGTCGTGTAATATACTCTTTGTTTCTTAAGAAATGACATATTTATTAATATAATGGTTCAAAGCAAATACAAAATTTACGTTGATATGGATGGAGTTCTGACAGACTGGGAAAAACAGTTTGAAAGATTGTTTGGAGTTCCAGTAGAAACATACGAGTCAGAACACGGTAAAGAAAAAAGATACGAGTTGGTTCATAAAAACAGTCCAAATTTTTATGCAACCATGCCTTGGATGAATGATGGTAAGATTCTCTACAATTTTATCAAAGAATTTCCAACGGAAATACTAAGTCATGCAACTGATGCCGAGTGTAAACAAGGTAAAGAAAAGTGGTTGTCGGATCACAATGTGACACTCAAACAAAACTTGGTTCCCGAAAGAGAAGACAAAGCTAAATTTGCTACACCAGATTCAATATTGATCGATGACCGTGAAGATAACGTCAATGAGTTTATTCAGGCTGGTGGCATTGGTATACTTCACAAAAACGCAACAGACACTATCAACAAACTCAAAGAAACGTTGGGTGTCAAAGAGTCATACAGAATATACAACAGCATTTTGAACCCAGAAATTTGGGACGGTGAAACTTTAAA